GCGACGGCGCAGGCTGAAGCGCATTCCTATCTTGAAACCTCGGAGATGGTGGTCCTGTGAAATGAGCTTGATCACGCGCCTTCGAGGTGCGCTTTCCTTACGATCTGCGCCGCGCCCCTTTGAAGAGGTCATGGCCCGAATTGACGATGCCTATGGCGCGACGGTTGCCGGGCTTGCAGTGACGCCACAAACGGCGCTTCAGGTGGCGACGGTGCTGGCGTGCGTCAAAGTCATTGCGGACGGATGCGCGACGCCTGCGCTGAACGTGTTCCGGGAAGACGCCAATCGGCGGCGCCAGCTTGCGCGCAATATCCCCGAGTTTCGGATGCTGTCCCGTCGCCCGAATGAATGGCAGACGAGTTTCGAGTTTCGCCGCACGATGACGCTTCACGCGGCGCTTACCGGCGATGCCCTGGCGGTAAAGGTGATGGCCGGCAATCGCGTGCGGGAATTGATCCCGGTGCGGCCTGGCAATTACCAGATCGACCGCACGGCGCGATATCAGGTGCGCTATCGCATCCATGATGAGTTTGGCTTCATCGGCGAACTTGGGCCGGACGATGTGTTTCATCTGCCGAATTGGCAATGGGATTACTGGCGCGGCCTAAACGCGGTTCGGCTGGCGGCTTCGGCTATTGGGCTTTCCATGGCAGCCGAGCAATCGCAGGCTAAGCTGCACGAAAATGGCGGGCGCCCGGCTGGTATTTTGACGACTGAGGCCAAGCTAGACACTGCCGCTATGGAGCGCCTTCGCGCATCCTGGCAACGTTTCACGGCGGATAAGCGCAGCGGCACGGCAATTCTCGATAATGCCATGAAATACATGCCGATGGCGATGACCGGCGTGGACGCGCAGCATGTCGAGACGCGGCGCTTGCAGATTGAAGAAATCTGCCGGGCCTTTGGCGTGTTTCCGATCATGGTCGGGCATTCCGACAAGAGCGCAACCTTCGCCAGTTCTGAGGCGTTCTTTGCGGCGCATCTCAAACACACGCTGGCGCCTTGGCACCAGCTTTGGTTGCAACGCCTGGATGAGTTTCTGTTAGACGGCGCCGGGCCTTTGTGGTGCGAGTTTGACACGCGCTATCTGACGGCGGGCAGCATGGCGGATCGTGCAGTATGGGCGCGCACCATGGCGGAAATGGGCATCTATACTCGCAACGAATTGCGCGATGAGGAAGGCAAAGACCCGCTGCCCGGCCTGGATGAACCTTTGACGCCTGCGAACATGAATGGCGCCCCCGCCGCGCCCGAGCCGGAAGTCCCGGCGGTTTAAGCGAAGGAAAACGGAATGATTGACAACCGCGAACAGGGCGCGCGGCGGGAAACGCGCGACTTTGCGCTTGCCCTTCGCGCGGCTGGCGAAGAAGGCGTCATTGAAGGCTTCGGCTCCGTCTTTGGCCAGGAAGATGCTTACGGCGATGTCGTTGTGCCTGGCGCCTTTGCGGCGAGCCTTGCCGAGCATCGCGCGGCGGGCACTATGCCGGCCATGCTTTGGCAGCACCGGCAAGATATGCCGATTGGCGTTTGGGAGAGCATGGACGAGGATCAGCGCGGCCTTCGCGTGAAGGGCCGCTTGGCGATGGATGTTGCCCAGGCGCGGGAGGCTTTCGCGCTTGTGAAGGCTGGCGCCATTTCCGGCCTGTCCATCGGTTTCATGACTAAGGAAGACGAATACGACCCCAAAACAAACATCCGCACGGTGCGGGCGGTTGATCTTTGGGAAGTCTCACTTGTGACTTTTCCGGCGGCGAAATCGGCGCGCGTGACGCGCGTGAAGGCTGCTGCGATTGATGAAATTCTGAAACCTTCCGATGCGGAGCGGTGGTTGCGTGATGTAGCCCCGGACGTGTCGAAGTCTCAGGCGACGGCGCTTGTGTCTCGCCTGATGCGAATGGGTGCCGAGCGGCGAGAGGCCGAGATCGCAACCGAGCGCGCAAACAAGGCAGCCGAGAGGCTGTTGCGTTCCCTGCAATCTTGATCCTGAAAGGAATCCCTCATGTCTGAGGCCCTGACTGGCGCCATTGAAAAGATCGGCGCCGCTTTTGAAGAATACAAGGCGACGAATGACGCGCGCCTTGCCGAAATCGCCAAGCGCGGTGCTGCTGATCCGCTTCTGGACGAGAAGCTTTCGCGTATTGACGCGGTGCTTGATGCCCAGGCGGAAATGAAAAAGCGCATCGAACAGGCTGAAACCCGCGCCGCGCGCCCGGGTGGCGCTGGCGACGCTGGCGCTGGTGCTGATACTGCCGAGGCGCTTGCCTATCGCAATGCCTTCCTCGGTTGGGTGCGCAATCCGCGCGACCCGCGCGCCGAGATGAAGATGCGCGAAACGGCGAAGGCGCTGCAAAATCGCAGCCTAAATGACGATGGGTTTGAAACCCGCGCCGCTCAGGTGGTGACCTCCACCGGCTCCGCTGGTGGTTTTGCCCTGCCGGAAGTGATCGAGCGCACGATTGCGCGGTTGTCAGTGGACATTTCTCCGATCCGTCAGATTGCGACCGTTCGCACGGTTGGCAGCCCTGACTATAAGGAACTGTTCGACGTCAATGGCGCGACTTTCGAATGGCTTGGCGAGGCGGCAACGCGCAACCAGACCAATACGCCTGACTTGGCTGAAGTGGCGCCGACTTTCGGGCTTGCTTCCGCCCGCCCGCGCGCGTCGGAAGAAAGCCTGGATGACCTGTTCTTCGATGTCGAGAATTGGCTTGTCACCAGCGCGGCGGAAGCCATGGCGCAGGGCGAAGGCGCGGCTTTTGTTGCTGGTAACGGCACCAATCGCCCGACCGGCTTCCTGAATGGCCCGACGCCTGTAACGACCACGGACGCTTCGCGCGCCTTTGGCACGTTGCAATATGTGGCGTCTGGCCAAGCGGCGGCGCTGCCGACCAGCCCGGATATCTTCTATGATGTGGTATATTCGTTGCGCGCCAGGTATCGCGCGAATGCGCGCTGGGTGACTTCAAAGCTGGTTCTTTCCGCCCTCCGCAAATATCGCGAAGGTTCCGGCACGGGCCAGTATCTGTGGCAGCCTTCGCTTTCCATGGGTCAGGCGGAAACCTTCATGGGTTATCCGATTACTGAGGCCGAAGATATGCCAGCGGTTGCGGCGAACGTTTTCCCGCTGGCCTTTGGTGATTTCCGCGAGGGCTATCTCATTGCGGATCGCGTCGGAATGCGTATGACGCGCGACGAAATCACCTTGCCTGGCTTTGTGCAGTTTTACATCCGCAAGCGGGTTGGCGGGCGCATCCGCAACTCGCAGGCGATCAAGCTGCTGAAGATTGCTACCACCTAATGTCTGAGGTTGTGGCAATCGTCACGGTGCCCTTTATTGGGGTGCCGGACGGCGAAGTGTATGGTCGCGAATTTGCCGTGGGCGATGAAGTCCACGGTGAACTTGCGGCGGTGGCAATTCGGGAAGGCTGGGCAGAAGTGCCCGGCCAACCGAAGGCGAAGAAAAAAGCCGAGGGCTGATCCATGCCAGAAGAGCGCCGCGCAATGTCTCCCGAGGTTATTGAGAAGATGATTGCGCGCGCTGCCAAACAGGGCGCGCGTGAAGCGCTAGAATCCATTGGCCTGCATGATGAAAACGCTGGCGATGACATGAAGGAATTGCGGAACCTTCTCGACGCATGGCGCTCGACAAAGAAAACCGTTTGGAGCCAAGTTGTTAAGGCAACGACGATGGCGGTGCTGGGCGCAATTGCGGCTGGCGCTTTTCTGCAATTCAAAGGAATGCGGTGATGGCAAGCCTGATTTACAATTCATTTTGGGATGATGTCATTCGCGGTTTGATTGACGTTGACGCGGTGACGGTGCGGGTGATGCTGACAACCTCGGCATATACCGAAAACAAGGACACGCACGCCAAGCGCAGCGATGTAACGAATGAAGTCTCAGGCGCTGGTTATACCGGCGGCGGAGCGACTGCTACGGTGACGGTTAACAAAGACACAGCCAATGATCGCGTGGATATTGCGCTTGGGGAGGTAAGCTGGCCAGCATCAACAATTACATCGCGCAAGGCGGTCTATTACGTTTCGCGCGGTGGCGCTGCCAGTGCTGACGAATTGATTGCGGTCAATGATTTTGGCTCGGACATTGTGTCAAGCGGCGGCACTTTCACGCTGAACGCTTCGACGGTTCGCTTGCAGAATTGAGATTGATCAATGGCCGATGATGTAACGCTGCCGGGCACTGGCGATGTAATCGCCGCCGATGAAATCAGCTCCAAGAAATATCAGCGCATGAAGCTGACTTTGGGCGCCGATGGCGTGAATGATGGGGATGTTGCGGCGGCCAATCCGCTGCCGGTGGTTGTTGACTTTAGCATGCTGGAAAACCTGCTCCGGCAGCTTGTGCAATCATCAGCATCTCCATCCGGCTTTGATCGTTCGCTTGGCCGTGCGCGCGTCACGGCAGTGGTGGAAAGCGGCACGCTGTCGGCGGTGACGAACCTGACAAATATGGGCACGATGCCGGCCACGCAACTTGCTGTCCACCAAAACCTAAGCGCGTGGCACGCCTGCGTGCGATCAAGGATCACCTGACATGCCAAATACATTCAAGAAAGTTATTGATCGGATGCTGTGGGCGCAGGTGTCGCCCGCGCCGAATGCCCATGCGGCAGCCGTCTGCCTCGCATCCGACCTGCGAAGCGATGTGTCGCGTAATCCGTTCGTATATCAGCTGGTCAGCAACACCGTCCTGAATCGTTATAACATCGTCACCAAAGGCTGGAATTTTGTGCAGTCGCCCGCGCTGGCCGGCACGTTCGGCGCGGGGGCGGCGATGGCGTTTGTGCCATCTCTTGGCCTTGTAGGCACCATCGCGGCAAACGCGACAACGACCAGTGTTACGCTTTCGACGGCGCTGCCGACTGCTGTCGGCCTAAACATGCTGGCGAACCGTGGAGGTTCGGGAGAATACGGCTTCAAGCTCCGCATCATCGACACCACAGCGGGCAAAACTGCCGAAAGGTTTATCATCGGCAACACAGCCGGAACCACGCCGACGATTGATGTGCAGTCCAGCTTCGGCTTCACGCCGTCAAACGGCGCGCGCTACGAGATCATTGCGGGCCGCGTGTTTATGCTCGGTGCAGGCACAACGGCGGCGAACATTTGGCGCAGCTTTGAGGTCGCGTCGAATACGCTTTCCACCGGCCTGTCCACAACCAACCTGCCCGCAACGATTGGCTTTGATACGTCAATTCTTGTGCTTGACGAGCAATACACGCCATTCGATTGCTCGCCTGGCGATGGCATGGTGAAAGGCGCTTACAACTACGATAGCGGCCTGACGCAGCGTTTCGCACTAACGGGGACGGCTGCCGGCGC